CCGTACGAGACGCCGGTGGTCGGGTCTTTGAAGTAGGTCGAGTCGTCAATCATAATTGGGCGGTTGCCCACAAAGTCGCCTGTTGGCCCGAGCGTGCGGCTGATCGCCGTGGCGGGCCAGCTAAAGACCTGATCCTGCGTCGAGAACACCGCGAGCCGTTCGGTGTTCCATGACTCGATCATCTCGTTCATGGCAATCAGCGCGTCTTCTGACATGGCTGCCGAAGGTGTTTCGGCCTCCGCCAGCACGCCCAGCAGCCGCAACGCACCGTTGATCAGGTCGCCTGCTGTAGCCTCGTTACCGCTAAGCGTGAGTACAGTCATGTTAGTACGTTACCTCAGTGGTTTCTAGTTTGCACACCCACCGAATAGTGGTTCCAGCTTGGCCCGTTACGGTAACTGCGAGGCCGCCGTTTGTCGTGTCGGCAGTCAACGCCACCGCCCAAGTAGACGCACCAGCATCCCCATACGGACTGCTCACCGTCGAGCCTGTCAGGGTCGTAGCCGCAGCGTTGGCGCCGCGTTTGATCTGCCCATCAAACGTCCATGATTTTGTATTGCCTGCTCCGGTTACGTTGGCAATTACGGAGCCTTTAAAATAATAGGCGCTATTGTTTGGCAGAATGAGCTGGTTGGTCGTGCTTGCGGCGGATGTATTGCTGCGGATAACAGTTGGCGTCGCGTCAGTTGTCTCGGCACCAAGCACCAGCAAACCAGCTTGCGAAAGCCCGCCTGGAACCGGCAGAATAGGGCCGTTACAGGCTGGAAAGGCATGGTAGCCAATTACGCCTCGGGTTGACCCGTAAGCGCCGCCTGAAACCGTTGAAAACGCGCTGTTTGCAATATGCTCTCGGCCACCCCCAATTGCAGAATAGTCGCCGCTGGCTACATTCAACCGACCGCCGGCGATAGTTGAGTGCGTCGCGCTGGCGGTGTTGTCAGCGCCACCGGCTACTGTCGAATAAAAACTGCTTGCAATATTGCCGCCGCCGCCACCAACTGTCGCGCCAGTCTGTGTCGCTTGGCACTGACTCCCACCAGCAACTGTGCTGTTTGTCCCAGACGAAATATTTGCGTATCCACCACCGATTACAGCAAGCGATCCACTTGCCACCTGTGTAGCACCAGTGCGAATAGTCTGCCAGTCAACGGCATACGTTCCGCGCTTGTTGCCGCCGGCAGATGTGCCGGTCGGCACTTGCGCAAGCAGCGCACCATTGCCTTTAGGCACCAGCGCCAAGTCTGAGTTTGCAGTTGGCGCTACAGGCGCCATCGACACTACGTTGACCGTAGCGTTGGGCGATGCTGACGACAGCGCAAACGTGACGTAAGGGCTGACCGACGGCGCAGGGGGCGTTGGGTCGTTCAGCGTGGCGACCAGCGTGCGGGTGTCGTAGTTGTCTGCCGTGATGACAACGCTGTACACACCGTTGGCCGCAAAGAACAGAAACTTGCCGTCAGCGCCCGTGACAATTGGATTGGCCTGCGGGCTAAGAAGGTCTTGGTTAACGATGTAAGGCGTGCCGTTGCTTGCCAGAACCGTCGTTGAGAGCAGAGCCTGATCGCCATACAGCGTAGCAAGCGTGCCGTCGTAGTTGTAGACGAATACCTGCGCACCCGCAATCGGGCGGTTGCCGGAATCCGTTACGACGTCATAGTAACTCTGCATCCTTGGCCTCCCGGCGACGACGCGGGCGCAGTTCGTTCACTGGCTCGGGCTGTGACTCACCGGGAGTATAGCGCGACCAGCCGTTTTGTTCATCATACTCCGCTTCCAGGTCAGAGATGGCAACCTTCTCGCCGTGGCGCGGGTGACGCAGATAGATGATGGGCATAAAAGTCGGGGGCCGAAGCCCCCGCCAGGTTAGCCAGCAGCCATGATGACCCAGTTGGTGCCGTCTTCGCAAACCAGCGTCGCCCACTTACCTGCGGTCGCGGCGAGGATCGCCGTGCCGAGGGTAGCTGAGTTGACTGGTCTGACGTTTGTCGACGCCGAGATCACCGTATAGGTTGCAGACAGGTTTTTGATAGTCACGGTCCGACCGATGTAAGCAGAGCCGCTAGGCAACGTCACGGAGACGTTGGCAGCGGAACCGTTACACACCACATAGTTCTCATCATCGCCCAGCGTGAAACTGGCAGTTTCAGTAACTGGGGCGTTGAGATAGAACGCTGTGAGCGCAGGGTCAGAGTACGCAACACCTACAGGCTTATTGTTAGCCATTAGCGACTCCGGTTATTACTTCAGGAACGCAGACCAAGCAGCATCACCAGTCTTGACCAGTCGGTAGGTATGCGCGCCAAAACGCGGAACCGTGACCGAACCGTAGACAGTAATGCCAGTCCCGGCAGTGACAGGAACAGTCGACGACGAGCCCGTGTTGTTATTGTTGGTGATCGTCAGTTCAAACGACGAGCCAACTTTAGCACTCGGGACCGCGGCGTCAAGCTGCGCTGCGGTCGCAAGCGTAACCGTCAGCGTTGCATCGCTAGCTTTCTGGCAAACAACCAGACCGATCGCCATTTGAGCGCCGGTCAGAGTTGTGTCGCCCGTCAGCGTCGCGGGGATGGTTTGTACGCCCATGACGGCTTCGTCGAGATTGCCGTCACCGACTTGATAGCCACCAGCACCATTAGGAAGAGCCATGATTTAATCCTTTCAAATTAAATAGAAACGAGGCTAGTAGATCCCTACTAGCCTCGTATTAGACGTTAGCCCCAGAGGCGTACGCCCATTTGCGGACGGATGACCGAGAAGCCGTAGAGCACGTCAATACGGCAGGGCAGACGGTCATTGTTGATGTCGTATTGACGAACAATACGCATCGAGATGCCGTTATGCACTTGGCGCGAGGCCATGTCTACGCCTTGCGGCATCAGCAGGTCAGCGGTCGCAAACGTGATCGCATCTTTGTGATAGATCAGGTTTTGCGGGTACTGAGTGCTGGCGCTACCCAAGAAGGTCACCACAGCGCTGGCTTGCGGGAACGCATCGATCGTCGCAAGCGCATGGCCAGAGGTGTACATCGCGGGGCTGACGCTGACGGTGTACGCGCCGCCGGTGGCGGTTGCGTCCGCAGTGGCCACGAACTGTTGCAGGCTGCCGGTCGACTCACGAGTCTGCGGGTTGACCGCAAAGACGTTGGCAACGGTGAACACGTCACCTTGCTTGATCGTCTGCGTGCCAGTGCCCGTGATCAGGATCGTGGTTGAGCCTTGAGCCGTCACAGCGCTGGTCACCGTGTGCGAACCCGTGCGGGTGCCGGTGGTGTGCTGCTTGATCGACTGCGACATGCTGATCTCTTCAAAGCCCAGCACACCCTCGCCCATCAGGCCATTCTTGAACTGACGGCTGATGGTGTTGGTGGGGTTGAACAGACCCTTCATGCCTTCGACGAGGCCAGCGTTCGCAGCCGGGTTGACGGTGGAATAGCGGGGAGCCATGACCGCAGCGGCTTCGTTTAGCTTCTGTTGGCCTTGCAGCAGCACCAAGCTGGTTCCGGGCGTGGTGCCTGGGGTACCAACCGACTGGTAGATGCTCTTGAAGCTGTTGGCAACGTCAGCGTCGATGCTAGAGGCAAGCTGACTAATACGAGGCTTCAGCACACGCTCTGCGAAGTCATCGAGCTGCATGGTCAGCTCAGCGGTCGTGAAGTTCACGCCGATGTGCTTTTGGCTCGAAACAGTCAGAGTGGTGAACTGCTCGTTGTCGTCTTGAACTTGCAGCGCAGCACCGTCGGTCACCAGTGCGCGGTCCGGCAGACGGATACGCAGCGTGGAACCGATTTTTGCGCCTTGGACAGCAAAGCTGTCGTCGTACTGACGGTTGACCGTCCGGGTGATCACCAGGTTGTTCTCGAGGATTTCGAGAGCCTTCCGGGTGATCATGTCAATCGTAAGGATTGAGTTAGCCATGATCTATAAAACTCCTAATTTGAATTAACGTCCGTGTTTCGCTTCCCACGCCTTGACCTGTCGTTGCCGCTCGGCTGCGATCCAGTCGCTCGTGCTCATTGCTTTGATTGAGCGCGGGTCGGTGGTGTCGTAAGCCGGTGCGCCAGAGGCGCGTGCTGCAACAGGCTGAATAGGCGCCGGAGCGCTGGATGGTTTTTTGGTGGGCGGACTGGCGGCCACTTTGGCCTCAATCTTCCCAATCTCTTTGGCCTGCAAGAACGGCGATAGACGCGAGATACGATCAGCTTCTTTTGGATTGGACCCGAGAAAATACGCAATGTCGGGGCCGATCTCTGACGCCTGAATTGTTTGAGCCATCACGGTTGAGATTTTCAGACTTGGGTTGTAGGCGACTTGCTCGAAGTCGTCATACTTATCCCGTGCCTGCTCTTCCTTCTCGTGGTATGACTCAACCACTGCTGCTTGCTGACGCTCCAGTTCCCGTTGCTGGAGAAGCTGCTCGGCTTTCTGCGTGGCCAGTGCTTCGGCGTACGCTTCGACCGACTCAAACTTATCCTGCGATACAGGTTCTGCGGGCGCTGCTGGCGCCTTCGGACGCTCACGTTCCCAAGACCTACGCTCTCTTGCGAGACGCTTGCCAATCATCGAGTCCACTTCTTCTTGAGTGAACGTCTTGATTGTAGTTTGTTGCTCTTCCGCCGATACTGCTACAGGTTCAGGCGCGGGCGTCGCTACCTGTTCCGGCGCGGTTGGTTCCGCTACTACTTCAGTGTTTTCCATGATTACTCTGGCGAGTGCCTGGTGGACCGCACCAGTACGGTTTGAAACATTACGCAGCCCACGGCAGCGGTGGCGCTACCACGGGCGGATTCTTCTGCATTTCGATCTGTTGCAATACTGCGGCTTCGGTCGCGTCCTTGTCAACCCCATTCGCCCAGATCCAGCCGAGCACTTGCTCTTGGGTCAGGCTGGCGTAGGGGGTAAAGGACTCAGGATCAGGCGATGGCAGCGAGCAGGTCGCATAGACGCTCGCTGAGTAGCCATCTACGGTGTCCGAGCACTGCCAGTGGGCCACGATGCAAACGTCAGACAGATCGCCTTCTGAAACTTTGCAGTCAAGCTGGGAGATGTTCCAGTTCATGATTAAGCACCTTTGAGTGCGGCCACTTCGGCCTCTAGGGTTTCAATACGGGCCATTGCTTCTTGCAGGGCTTTGATGGCAAGCCAGTACATCGGCTGCTCGCGGATGCCGTAATACTCAGGCGTCGCTTCTTTAGCCGCAACAGCAGGCTCAACAACATTACCGTCTGCATCAAGAACCGCATCCTTGGCTTCTACCGCATCCTTGGCTTGTTGAGTAACTACGACCAACTCAGGAACGATTGGCTGCACCTGTTGTGCAATCACGCCAAACAGAGCGGGGTCGCCTTCGTTGCAGTCTTTATATCGGAAGTTGACAACCTCAATCGCTTTTACTTTGCCCCAAGTGCTAAACAGCGGAGAAACATCTTTTTTTAGTCGTTGATCAGACGCAAGGTTTACGTTGTTGGCGCTGTAGTTTGACAAACCGCCATTTGTATAAATTGCGGCACGAAGCGTCGCCCCGCCTAAACATTCCAAAAAACTTCTAGTTGCGTCGTTTTGGTCGTCTGTAGTTCTAACACTAAGTCCGTACTGTGTTCCATTCGTTCCATTATGAGAAACAATTGCAGCGTTGTTGTTATCTGTATTGGCCCTTAATTCGTGATACCCACCAGTGCTGCCTAGATACGCCCCCGTATTACTCGCCTTAAAGTACCCACCGCTGGTGATACGGGCGCGTTCGATTTGAGCAGTGACAAACCCCAAAGTGTTGTCAGCAGGGTTATACATTCCAACATCTGCGGCGTTCACAAAAGCATAAGTTGGCAGCAAGGCAGACCGCGCAGAATTAGCAAGTCTGAACATTCCTGTGGTGTTTGCCCCGTTAAAGTTACCACTGCTGTCGATACGGGCGCGTTCGGCGGACGCTGTTGCATCGTAAAAAATTAGATTGCCAGCGGAGCCATAACCACTACCAGACGATAAAATTCGATAATCCCGACCTCCGGTGCCAGTCTGTTTTAGTTTAATTTCTGTGCTGTCAGATCCGCCACGTACAAGGTTTAGTGTAGAAGCTCCACTGGTGTCGCCAATCACCAAATTCCCACTAGCATCCAGCGTCATTGCTTGGGTGAAGGAGATGTTCTGCGATACGGTTCCGCTGGACAGGGTTCCACTGGAAGTCGCGGTAAACGAAGTGCCTACATTGTTGTCGGCAGCGCCAAATGCAGTCTGATTGCCAGAAGTGATAATGGTGTAAGAAACACCGTTAGTAATGGTTGTAGTGTTAGCGGTGCCGGAGGGGGCTATGTACCAAGCGTGAGTGTCATTTAGCAATTCATACTTGGAGGCTGCGGTACTTCTTGCGTAAACCCAATTGCTACCGTTGTAATATGATGCTGTGCCAATAGATGTATATGACGCAGCAGTGCTTCCGATAAAGTAGTTACCAACAAGACCTGCTTCAAACGCTTTTGCACCGCCCCACGGACTAGGCGTCACCCCCAGACCGAGGTTGCCGGAGGTGTCGATAGACATCCGAGTGGTATCTGCTTTGATGTCGTAGAAATAAAACGCGCCATTGCCGCCAAGCCCAGAAGTATTTGAACTACGGCCGATTTGCCAACCGTAATCAGTACCCCCAACGGAGCCACCAAAAGTGACATATTGATATTGGTTTGAACCACTACTTGTGCCAATTTGCACAGCGCCACTACCGTTTGCGCCAACAACGTGCAGCTTTACCGCCGGCGAACTCGTCCCAATCCCAACATCCCCCGCCGCAGTCACCACAAACGGGCTGCTGTCGGGGTTAGCTGCATCTTCCACCAGAATGGAATCGCCAGTACCCGTCTGCGTGATCCTGAGTGCTGGAGTGGTGGCGTTCACCACCATGACATAGCTGTCGCCCGTTTGTGCGGCTTGAATCTGCGGGACAACTGTGTTGAGCAAAAGCGCTTCGTAAACAGCCATGATTTACCTCAAATCGGGTTGTACGCTGTGCCATTGCTGGACAGCACAGTTTCGACGACATAGTAAGCTGTGCCATTGCTCGCCAGCACAACTTCATCCACTACATACGCCGTACCATCACTGGTCAATACCGTCCACGGCGGGCCTGGGTTAGGCGACGCAAAGTCCGTCGCCAACGTAGCGACGGTCCCGAGCCCTAGGCTCAGGCCATTACGGACGGGTATGCCAAAGCTCATCGGATATTGATGGGTTTAGCGTAGAGGGTGCCAGCGCTGCCAATCTGGATTGCACTGACCCGCCACGGAGCACCAGTGCCTTGCGGCACGATAAACGGAATTGGCGTGTTGGCAGGGATCGGCGTCGAGCTGGTGGTAGCCGTCGCACCTTCGCCTATTACGACGTAGGCGGCAGTCGTTGACCAGATCACCACGCCTTGCGGTCCTGCTGGCCAAGCGGTCGTTGACCCCGCTGTGCCCGTGTAAGACGCCGTATAGGCGGG